TATCCAAGAACTACTCCAATACCTGTAAGACTGATCTTACAGTAGATGTTTAACCTAATACCATGAGAAAGTTTTAAGATGGCTACTCCTAAAAAAGGCCGTAAGCGTGATTACCCTGACGAGTATGCTAAGTATCACGGGACAAAAGAACAGAGAGCAAGACGGGTTGCTAGAGACTTGTCACGAAGAAAGCTCCAAATGAAGAAATGGGGTAGACTAAAGAAGGTAGGCGAAAGGGGATTAAACGGGGATGTCCATCATAAGGACCACAATCCCCGCAACAAGTCCTACTCAAATCTCGTTGTAACTTCTGTGCGTAAAAACAGATCAGATAACAAGAAGACAAGTGTACGGAGAAAAAGAAAAAGAGCATGACCTGTAAGAATTGTGAATGTGAAGAGTGCCCTGATGATTGTATCTGTGAAAGCTGCACACATGAAGTCTGTGATTGTTTCAATACCACGCTACAGCCTCAAGATGACTTTGGGTATAAGAAGAAATTGAATGGCAGCTTTAGTGCCCCCCATTTTGTTGTTCTTGAACAAGACAGACTTCAATGAGTCTTTTACCTCAGACCCAGAGTAAGAAGAGGGAGCTAACTGAGCGTCAATCCGCCTTCCTAGATGCTCTTTTTGGCGATGCCCAAGGCAACCCAAGAATCGCTGGTGAACTTGCGGGTTACGCTCCCTCTTCTTTCCCTACTGTCATATCTTCCTTGAAGAATGAGATTATAGATCAGGCAGAGAATATCCTTGCGCTGCACTCCCCACAAGCTGCATTCCAACTCATCAGTGGTCTGGAAGCAGATGGCGGTACTCCGGGGATGAATACAAGAATGGATGCTGCGAAGGAAATCCTTAACCGTGTAGGCGTGGTTAAGAAAGAGAAGGTGGATATTAACATGCAAGCAATGGGAGGTCTGTTTATCCTCCCTGCCAAGGTTGGATAGGAATTTAAAATGTGGGCTTTATGGAGTATAGGATCAAAACTTGTAACTGGCCTTCTCAAGGGAATGCCACAAGGCGCTAAAAAACTAAGTGGACATGCTACTAGGGATGCAGCGAATGCGGCTAAAGCCAAATTAAAAAAGTTTGGTGACAGGTACGCTGATCCTCCAGATACACCACAAGGCACTAAAGATTTTATAAAAAGTCGAGGGGCTATTGGCGGGTCTGCTGCTGGCGGGGGATATCTCGCAAAGAGGGAAGTTGATAAAAGAGATGGTAAAAGAAAAGGCAGTACAGTAAGAGCTTTGACACCTGAAAAACCATTTGTACAGCCAAAGACAAAAAAGAATTGGACACCTGAAAAACCATTTGTACAACCAAAGACAAAAAAGAATTGGACACCTAAGAAAAGAAAAGGTGATATGGTAAAGAATTACGCAAACGGAGGGGGCGTCCGTCCCGCTAATAATGAATACTCCTAGTGCTGCCCCTGAAACTAGAAAACGCAAAGCTAGAACAATCCCCTATGGATACAAATTAAATGAAGATGATTCGGATTACATCATAGGGGTTCCAGAAGAATTAGAGGCTATTGAGAAAGCCAAAGAATACATCGAAAGTTGTACATACAAGGAAGTTTCAGAGTGGCTGCACAGAAAGACAGGAAGGCCGATAACGACAATGGGGCTAAGGAAGGTTCTGAACCGGGAGTGGTAGCTCCTCCTAAATCCAAGTCCCCGTCTGTTGGAAGGCCACGAAAAAGCACAAAGGGTAAAAGCCCCGCCTTAAGTATTAAGACAAAAGCCAAGAGATCGGTAAAGAGAAATCTCAAGGTTAAAAAAGATAATGTTGAAAAGGCGCGAGATAAGCTTGAATCCGCCAAGAAATCTTATACTGGCGCAAAAGAGAATATAGCAAAATTCGATAATAGTGAATCCAATATTGTAACCCCGGATGATATTAATAGGTTACCCCCAAGTGTTCAAGAATACGTTAAGGACCAGGATGTAATTTTCGTCCCAAACGATGGTCCACAAACAGACTTTCTTGCAGCAGGCGAAAGAGAAGTATTTTATGGGGGTGCTAGGGGTGGTGGCAAGTCTTATGCTATGCTTGTAGACCCATTGAGATATTGCCACAAACCAATGCACAGGGCATTACTTATACGAAGAACAATGCCAGAACTAAGGGACATGATCAACCATTCCCTGAAGTTATACTCAAAGGCATTCCCCGGTGCTAAGTGGAGGGAACAAGAGAAAGAGTGGAGGTTCCCTTCTGGTGCAAGAGTAGAGTTTGGTTACGCAGAGTCTTTGGGGGATGCGTTACGATATCAAGGGCAGTCATACACTTGGATCGGAATTGATGAGTTGCCCCAGTATCCATCCCCTGAAGTTTATAATTTTCTCCGCTCATCTCTCCGGTCAGTTGATCCTGAAATTCCTGTATATTTAAGAGCAACAGGAAATCCCGGTAATATAGGATCACACTGGGTTAAGGAAATGTTCGTTGACCCGGAAGACCCAGGAGAGCCATTTGAAGTAAGCATTGAAACTCCTGTGGGTGTAAAGAGTATCTCACGGCGTTTCATTCCTGCCAAGCTACAAGATAATCCTTATCTGATGCAGACAGATGATTATCTTATCATGTTGGCATCATTACCGGAAATACAGCGTAGGCAATTCTTGGAAGGGGATTGGAATGCATTTGATTCAGCAGCATTCCCAGAGTTTAATAAAAATGTTCATGTCGTTGCTCCATTTGAGATACCCAATACTTGGGTCAGGTTTAGAACTTGCGATTGGGGCTATTCTTCTCCTGCATGTGTGTTATGGATTGCTGTAGATTATGACGATACCCTCTGGGTGTACCGGGAGTTATACGTAACCCGATTAACTGCCGATGATTTTGCTAATACGGTTCTTTCGATGGAAGAGGGTGAGTACATATCTTACGGAGTATTGGATTCTTCGACTTGGGCTAAACGAGGAGATATCGGTCCTTCGATTGCAGAATCAATGATACGGGAAGGCTGTAAATGGCGACCATCTGATCGTTCTCCTAAAAGTCGGGTTAGTGGCAAATTAGAAATTCACAAGAGACTATCTGTAAATTCTGAAACTAATGTCCCCGGAATGAAGGTGTTCTCTTCTTGCAGGAATCTTATTAGAACCCTACCTGCGTTGCCTCTGGATGATCGAAACCCGGAGGATGTTGATACTAAAGCAGAAGATCATGCTTACGATGCATTAAGGTATGGCTGTATGAGCCGCCCCATAGGGCCTTCGTACTATTCAGATATAAGCCGAAATGTTCGTCAAGTGTTTGTCCCTGGAAATGAAACATTCGGATATTAAAGGAACTCAAAAATGGCTAGACGATACATTGTAATTAAAAACTCCAAAACTGGCTCTACCTCCGTTGCTCTACCTGGAGACAAGCGGATAAACAGTGGGATGTGGAGTGAAGTATCTAAGCATACATCCCGTGATGCTGCAATGAAGGCAATGGCAAAAGCTGATCCAGTCAAAGCTAAAGTAGATGCCCTACTTAAACGTAAGCGTCAGGATCGTTCAGCATCAGCCTCACCTGCACCCAAGCGTGAAAGTGCAGCAGATAGGGCGCGGCGTGTTTCAGGTGCTAAAGGTCTTGGTGTGCTTGAGGGTGAATTGGAAAGGGAACAAAAAGGGCGTGTTCGTGGTGCTGATCTACGTGTTCCTGGTGCTGATGTAAATAAAAGAAAAGGTATTGGTGGCGCAGCACATAAGGATATTAAAGCTACAACTTCTGCTGAGAAAAGAGCGGCGGGGGATGCAATGGGCCTTATCACAGGTATTCCTCTTATTAAAGACGTAGCTAAAGGTATATCAACACTACCAGACATCGTTAATAGGGAGGTCAGTAACAAAAAACTTAGACAGGATGAAGCTGATCAAAAAATGAATCCTAGAACTCCGGGGTCTACTACAGGAAAAAAAGAAAAATACATGGCTGAGGTAGATGCGAAAGAAGCAGAAAAACAAAAAAGAGAAGCAGAAAAACAAAAAAGACTTGCGAGACGCCGCGATCTTCAGAAAAGGCTTCAAGGGGAAGTTCCTCCTTCAGTCGGAGATCGGCAAGGTCCAGGTATGGATGCAATAACGCCACCACCACGCCCAGCCGCTCCTAAACCTGCCCCAAAAAGTC